ACTCCATTATTATCTAAAAACTGAGTAGCTAATATAGTTGATGGTTCAACAAACTTAAAATCTAACTCACCTAATATCTCACCTCTCTCAACATCCCATTGAGCATAGTCAACATACCTTCCGATATCATATCTCTCTCCTTGTCTATAGAAAGCGTCTAAAGAATTAACATAAAAGTCTCCGCCCTCTCTGCCTATTACAACAAGCTTAAACATTTGAATCAATCCTTTTATAAACTCAACCACTTCCATTTCCGGCATCAACCTACTTATTTCAACTTCAGACAAAGCATTAACGTTTGAACTCGTGCTTGAATCCTCCATTGTTGAAAGTACTCCGTCATTAATTAAGCTTGATTCTAATGTTGCTGAATAATCAAAACTCTGTGAAGGAACTACTAAAAATGCTATGTCTCTACTTTCCGGTAAAGATATAGTAGTAGTCATAGTTATCGTGCTTGTGCTACCGGCTAATAACTGAAAAACTTGTTGGTGTATTATAACCCCCGAATCAACATCACGTATAGCTAATGTATATTGAATATCAACTAAAGATGAAACGGGTGTGAATGTTAAGTGAACAAACATCTCATCTGTAGTACTTCCGGGAGTAGGTACGTAAGTTGCTATGTCTGTGACTGTATTAATCCACGTACCATTAGTAGTGTTCCAATCTATTTTCTGAGTTCTATTTCCTAAAGCACCACCATCTAAGTCGGGTGATAACCACATATATAAATCATCGAACTCTGTGGTGTCAAAGAAATCACGTGAGAATGTAATACCATACTTAGCTTCAATAGCGTTTATTATTTCTATAACCTTTAGTGATGGTCTAACATCTATATGTTGTAATCCTATGCCTCCACCACTTGAAGCGATATTTACAAGGGATGAATCGCCTACACTTGGGTTAGAGTTATAGAACATTCCTTTCTGTGACATAAGAGGATAGATAATTGATTCATTAAATAATCCACTTACTAATCCTTCTTGTATTTTAGTTACTGAATATGGATGGTCAAATGCAGATAAGTCTAAATCCCTTAAAACATCCTTACCTAATATCTGTTGTAACGATGCAGTCTCACCAAAGAAGTTAATCTGATATGAATCAGCCACTCCCTTAACCATTTTAACGCCACGTAAGAGCCATTTACCACTTTTGAATGGTACACCATCTATATCAATAGTACCACTAACACGAGTTCTCGCATCAAACCCTCCATCAATCGTAGCATTATACCAATGCTTAAAAACTTTATTGTTTCTTCTTGATGTTGGAACTGTAAAAGTCTTAGAATAATCACCGGTGTTCTTAGTTATGTCTTGTACATCTAATACAGATGATACTATTTCAACAGATTCGTCAGCATATTGGTCTATTAATTGCCCCTCAATATATAAATTAACCATCTTAAATGTTGTTTATTTCATTATAACTCATTTCAAACTTGATAGTATAAGATATTAATCTATCATTCTGTCTTGTTTTGTATTTAAATGCTTTATCAACTACGTTCAAAGGAGTAGGAACTGCATCGACATACATCCAAACTCTCTCACTAAGTAGCATTTGTTTAACTACTTCAGTATTATCTTCATCAATAAACCCCGTTTCTACTGTTAATGATGTTCTGCCTTGTACGTTATGTCTTACAAACTGATGGAATCCTAATGAAGCTTGACCTCTATTTGTTTCAAAGTGATTATCTGTGATAGTCATAGCCTCCTCTTGCTTCTTAAAGAATGTGAATATCTGATTAGCACCATCTTTATTCTGAAATATAACATCTAAAGGTGTGTACTTGCATTCGTTTACTATGTCTAAAACTGTTGTAGAAGATACTGATGTGTTAGTATTAGTATTAACTATATTAACAAAAGCATCTGTTGTAGTATCGTTTAAATCAACCCACAAGTACTGTACTGAGTCATCTGAATTTAATGTTGGAGGTATTGTGAATGATTCATTTAGCTGCTGATTAGGTTCTGATATAGCGGTAACAGTTAACGTGTCTAATGAAGATGCTGCAAAAGGATATATAAAGAATCCTTTTCTGCTTACCTTATAATCTTGTGTCTTTAACAACACACCATCTTGAACAGTATCAAAGTTTTTACCCTCATTCCCATAAGAATATCCTAACGTCATAATGTCTCCCTTCTCATCAAACTCAGTAGCAACATCATCATATTTAACTGTTGTTCTAACCCACATCTGATTCTTACCATCTATAATTTGAGTAGTCTCAGCGGGATTAGGATAAGGTTGTTTAAACTCTATATAATCTTGAATGATTGCATTGATGTTTATATCGTGAGTTGTAGCGTCTGCTTGTGTGTTTATAAATGTGATATCATAAGTGTTTACACCCGCATCATTATAACCCGTTACTAATCCATTCCATACTTGAATAGTTAATGTATACTTCTGACATATAGTCACAGTAGGATTAAGATATGTTAAATTTGTAGTTACGTAATATGGACTTAATGCTCTTATCATTTTATTTTATTATTATATTATCATTTACTAAACTCTCCTCTAATGTATTCTCTATCTCAAGAACTAACGCATCGCCTAAATCATCAGCTATAGTATCTATCTTATCATAAAAAGCATCTGTAAAAAAGTTAGTTGTTTTTAATCCGGTGTGATAAACTGATTTAGCTATTGCAAACATCATACTCTTCCTTGTTGTAAACTGCCCCTTCTTATTTCTTGGTGCTATACCTTTTCTAACTACCCAAGATGAAAATGCGGAAGCGGGTGGCATCTTGTTACGATACTTAAATTTACTATTAGTAACCGATTTGGTTTTCCATTTAGTACCATCTGCCTTCGTACCTCCAACTCCCCGAACTCCCGCATCAACATATTCCCAATACTCATTCATTTTAAAAACTAAAGATGTTTTACCTTCCTTAGTCTTTACACTATATTTCATAGACTTAGCTAAGTTAGAATCCTTTACCTTATTCTTTTTAAGGTTCTTCTTAGATTCATTAACTACCCTACGTCCAAACTTTCTTAACTCTTTATCTAACATCCGTGAACACATAAATTAACCTCAGCTATAGGCATCTCTACAGTCAATGACATTTGCCATCCATCTAATAGATTCTTATCGCTAAAGGTTACTTGTTCTAATGTAGGATTATCCGATGCGGTTATATTCTTATCACAAAAATCTCTATGCATTCTAACCCACATAACATTCAAAGCTGATATAGTTCCGTTATAGTTGTCAATCTCGTTATCATTTAAATAGAACTTATCTTTATTGTCTTCATTGTTTAAATCACGTATAGCCAAGCAAGTCATTTCTACGTCAAATGAAACTGTAGCGTTAGATGTGAACTCAGCATTAGTTATATCCACATTGAATAAGGGAAATATATTAGCTTTGTTTAAGTCTATATCTTCGCCCATCGTTGAGGTTTTAATATACTCTTCGCTATCTGCTAAGTCTTTAATGTATCTGATCAATGTACTGTATGCTATCATATTATAATGTTGTTACGTTACTACCCTTTCTTATATTAGCCTCCATTTGCTGCTTGTCTAACTTATGTGCTAATGCAATATGAAACCTATGTATGTTTAAATTCTCTATTGCTTCCATCTTTAATACATCACCTTCTGCCATCATATCTAAACTTGGATACCATCCCCATTTAGAGAAATAGTTTACTGCTTGTTTTTCTGAGCCTCCTCCACTATAGATTTCTTCATATAGCTTTTTAAATCCTTCAACAAATTCAAAAAAAAAACTAATGAACCATTCACTATATGCATTGGACATTCAAGCATATCCTTAGAACGCTCTGTAATGTCTCCATAAGCTTCTATTGAATAGTTACCAAATGCATCTTCTTTTACTACCGGTCTAAATAAGATAGCCATTACCTTATGCATCTCATCCATATCAGAACCCAATGTGGTTAAATCTATATACTCTCCTTGTGATATATCGTTGAGGTTTGGAATCATTCCATACTCTACACCATTCAATTTAAATCTTTGTTGAAACTTTGCTTCAGTACTACAAGCCTCTGTTATCTGATTCATTATAGATTCATAATCAGATATAACTAACTTCTTAACATCTTGTTTTTTAATACCGGTGAATAAAGATATCACTCTCTCAGCCATACCTTGTTCAGTTAATGTGTCAGCTTTATCTTGTAGTTTAAGGAACTGCTGATATTGATTTAATGTTATATCTGCTATTGATTCCGGGAGTTGTATTTTAATTGTTTCACTCATATTATAAAGACTGTTTAATATATTGTTTAGTCACTTAGCAACTAACGCACTTCTATCCTACTGCTACCCATTAAGTGAAACGATGTTATGTATCGTAATGCGTCTAATGCGTGATTGTAATCATCTGTAAATAGGTTAGAACCTTTATCAGCATAAGCATAATTGTTTAACTCAGTAGCTATGTTCTTACTGTTGCTCTCTAAGACTAACTCATAAGATTGTAATATACTAACTCCGGCTGATATACTACCCGCTCCTTTCTTACACGCTCTTATGTTATTCCCTTTAGACGCTAATTCAGATATCAATCTTGGCTCAGCAGAATCAGCTACTATTAAACTACGTCCACAAACCTTATTGTTTATAGTATATAAATCGTGAGTGTTCAACCCCGTTTGATATAGGTGTTCTTGTATATAGATTATCTTCTTAGATTTGTCTATAGCTACACCTACTAATGTGTTAGCATCATTCTTAAATCCATAATCTTGACCATATGAAACTTGTAAGTTATCCGGGTTGAAATCACCGAACCTCCAATTGGTAAATACTACGCCTTCAGCTTTTGCTCTCCATCCTCC